ATTTGTGCAGAACGTTTTGGATTAGGTATACTTGAAAAGAATATAGTACATTTTAACGACGAACACTTTAATGGTACTCCCGATGTTATTACAGATGAGTTTGTAATCGATACTAAATGTTCATGGGATTACGTTACATTTTTAGATGCTATAACAAGTCCAATCAATAAAGACTACGAAGCACAATTACAAGTGTACATGCACTTGACTGGTATAAAGAAAGCAAAGTTAGTATATGTATTACTAGATACACCTGCAGAAGCAAACTACGGTAACGATATATTCTATAGTCACATGCCAATTAATGAAAGGTTTTACAGTTTTGAGTTGGAATATAATGAAGCTATGATTGAGCAAATGCAGAACAAAGTAAATAATTGTAAAATATTTTTAAAAGATTATGATGCAAGAATCAAATTATTACTTGGATAAAAGAGATAATACTGTTGTCACGTTATTACTACGTGGCAATGGTTTCATTCGAGTAAGACCACAGAAAGGGCTAGATATAGTAATGAGTGTAGAATGCTTTGAAGAAAATTTTAAAAGGATATGAATAAACAAATAAATAATACATTCCAAGTGCTTTGCCTTATGCAAGTAGCATTGGAGAAGTTAGAAGATATGCCAGAGGGAAATATTTTTAGAGAGAATAACTACGATGTAATAGACAACTTTATTAAGTATCTCGAGTCAAATGTTGAACCGTTGACAAGTGAGATTAACGTACAGGAGTCCGATCAATACGTCTATATCACTAAGAACATTCGTAAAGTAATTGATAAAATTAGAATCAAATGAAAATAATAATCGTAATGTGTGTTTGGTGCGTTCTAACGAGTTTTAAGGCTAGCTACTATCATTCTTCATTTCATGGTAAAATAACTTATAGCGGTGAAATTTATAATGAGAATAAATTAACGGCTGCTTCAAATGTTTATCCAATTGGAACTAGATTAAAGATTACGAATATAGAAAATAATAAATCGGTAATTGTGAAGATAAATGACAAAGGATCATTCAGAAAAGTAAGTATCGATCTATCCAAGAAAGCATTTAGTAAGATAGCTGAATTAGATAAAGGAGTAATAAATATTAAAATAAAAAAGATATGACAAAGAAAGAAGAACTTAAGTATAATTTGAAAATGGAACAACTATTAGTAAGTCAATTGTTTGAGCAGATACGTCAATTGAAACACGAGAACGCAACAATGCGAGACGACCTATACCAACTTAGTAAAGACTACTTCACACCGAAAGATGCAATTGTAGCAAAGGTTATCGAAGCATACAAAACAAGGTCAGAAGTAGGGATAGCGAAGTATGGAACAACACTAGAAGAGAATAATACAGATGACTTTCTGCAGCATCTACAGGAAGAGTTAATGGATGCGACGTTATATATTGAAAAATTAAAGGGAGTTGAGTCTCAGTTAAAAAAAATATACTTATATTAGTAAAAAATTAAATATGGAAATCAAAGGAAGAATTAGTTGGATCGGTGAGATTCAAAACACAGGAAAAGAAAACAGAGTATCTTTTGAAGTTACAGAATTAGAAGGACAATATCCTAACTCATTAGTATTAGACATATACGGAAATGAAAAGGTAGAGAACTTTTTTAAATTCAATATGATCGAGGACGAGGTAAGTGTAGAGTATAACTCTAGAGTATTCACCACTGCAGATGGAAGGAAGTTTAATAATCTATCATCTTGGAAAATAACAAAATGAATCCTCAAATAGCAGAGATAGCTAAGAAGCATAAGGACTGGGTGAATATCGCTCGGTCCTTTGGCGCTAAAACGGAAGCTGAAGACATAGTACAGGAAATGTATCTTCGATTAGATAAATACATCAAGCCTGATCAAAAGATTGCGACATCATTCGTATGGATAACATTACGCAATATATACTTTGACTTTCTAAAGAAAGAGCCAATCACATTTGAACTAGATAAGACCGTTTCTGACGCACTTTCCGAGACTGAAAGTATAACTGCATACGGAGAGTTAAATAAACGCGTTAGAGATGAACTTAATAGTGTTGATTGGTTTGATAAAATGCTATTTGAACTTTATGTTAAAAGTGGCAAGTCAATGCGAAAGCTAGAAAAAGAGACTGGAATAAGTTTATCATGCATTCATTACACTACCAATAGAACAAAAAAGCACTTACGTAGTTTACTTAGTGAAGACTATGAAGATTATTTAAACGAAGATTACGAATGGCTAAAAGAAAAGCAACAGGACTAGGGGATACAATTGAGAACGTACTCCAAGCAACAGGAATAGATAAGGTGGCAAAGTTTATATTAGGAGAAGATTGTGGATGTGATGAACGTAAAGCAAAACTTAACGAGCTTTGGTCATATAGAAAGAAACCACTTTGCCTTAATGAAGATGAATATTTATGGCTTAACGAAGGGGGTTTAAAGAAAGCAGAAACATCCTTAGTAGATTCTATGTTAATGCAAAGAACACATAACAGAGTATTTCAAACAGGGAACTTACAATATACTTCATGTGCTTCTTGTTTAAGAGACCAGTACAATGATTTAAAGAAAGTATATGAAACGTACAATAATTGATTGCTTAGATTCTATATTTGAAGATATAAGTGAAAAAGATAGTGTAGAGTGGATAAAATATGGGTTTGAGTTTGAAAAAGAAGCAAAGGAAATGGACTTTAAATATAAAGGATATAAACTAGAATATGATAAGATGTACGATAATGATAAAGTAGCAGTAAAAGCACATCGTAATGACTAATCAAGAAGATATAATACAAGTAATAAATACAGGCAGTTTCTTTTTAGTAATATGCCTTAATTAATTAATTAAATTGTATTAATTATGGATAAGAGAAAGAATAATGGAGGACATTCTACTGCTGGTAAAGCTGGTCGTAAAAGTCTATCCGATGAAATAAAAGGATTCAATTTAGCGGCTCCTCATGTAGAAGATGCATTCAGAGTAATAGCTGAAATAACAATAGACGAAACAAAAAGACCTTCAGATAGAATTGCAGCTGCCAAGATTATAATCGAGTATGGTTGTGGTAAACCTAAAGAAAGAGTAGAGTCAGATGTTACAATCAATACAACAACATTAAAAGATTTGATTAACTTTGGTAGTACTGAATCCTAAATATAAACCTTTTGGAAGTGCTAGCAGATATTTTATTGTTACTGGTGGTAGGGGTAGTGGGAAGTCTTACAGCATTAACTTGCTACTTCTGCTACTTACATATGAAAGTGGGCATACCATTCTATTTACAAGATATACACTTACTTCTGCTCATGTTTCTATTATTCCTGAATTTATTGATAAGATTGATGTACTAGATAAGCATTCAGATTTTCATATAACAAAGGACGAGATTATAAACTTAAGGACAGGAAGTAAGATATTATTTAAGGGTATCAAAACAAGTTCAGGAACTCAAACGGCAAACCTTAAATCTTTGGCTGGAGTTACAACATGGATACTAGATGAAGCAGAAGAGCTTACAGATGAAGATACATTTGATAAGATAGACTATTCGATAAGATCTAAAGACAAACAGAATAGGGTAATATTAATACTTAATCCAGCTACGAAAGAGCATTTTATTTATCAAAAGTTCTTTGAGTCAAAAGGAGTTGAGGCGGGTAGCAATATAATTAAAGGAGATACTACATATATACATACGACATACCTAGATAATTATAACAACTTATCTGAATCATTCTTAAATCAAATACAAACAATAAAAGAACGAAGACCTGATAAGTATAAACACACAATACTTGGTGGATGGTTAGAGAAAGCAGAAGGAGTTATCTTTACCAATTGGAAGATAGGACCATTCAATAAAGATAATGGAAGTGTATTCGGTCAGGATTATGGATTCAGTAACGATCCATCGACATTAATTGAAACGGCAATTGATAGGACAAACAAAAAGATATACATTAAAGAGCATATACATAAGCAAGGTTTAACAACAAGTGAACTAGCACAATTAAACCAACAATTTGCAGGTAGAGATTTAATAGTAGGGGATAATTCAGAACCTAGATTGATAGCAGAACTTAAAGCAAGAGGTTTAAATATAGTAGCAACAATTAAAGGAGCAGACTCAGTTAAATATGGTATAAGTTTAATCCAAGATTATGACTTGATTATTGAAGAAAATTCCGTAAATTTGATAAAAGAATTAAACAACTATTGCTGGCTTGAAAAAAAGAGTGAGACACCAATCGATAAATACAATCACTGCTTAGATGCAATGAGATACGCGATTAGTTACCAGTTAGCTAATCCAAACAAAGGAAAGTATTCAATTTACTAAATACAAAATATGAAAACAGAAGTTAAAGAAGTATCGTTCCAAGTACCGAACAAGAAAAACATCATTAGAGATGTAACATTAGAAC